TCGTAAAGTATATGATTCCCTTTATGAACAATTGAATGGACCTAGTATAGCTGCTACAGTACTTATTGTTGCTAAGTATCAATACCAAAGTGCTTTTGTGGCAGATCAAGAAATCAATCTTCTTGCTGCTCTTACTGAAATTATGTGTGAGTGTGAATTTAAATGAAACAACTGAAAACCTGTTTAAGGTATCCTGGAGGCAAATCTAGGGCAGTTCCAAAACTAGCACAATACTTCCCCAACCTTAGAGATTGTTATGGTGAGTTTAGAGAACCATTTCTTGGTGGTGGAAGTGTTGCCCTTTATATTACAAAACAATTTCCTCTTTTGGATATTTGGGTAAATGATTTGTATGAACCCTTGGTAAACTTCTGGCAGCAACTTCAGATGTTTGGTGATGATCTGAAAAATGAATTATCTGGATATAAGTTGGCACACTGCACTCCAGATCTTGCTAAAGAACTTTTTCTAAAGTCAAAGGAACATATTAATGATCAAACAGTTTCTAACTTTGATCGTGCAGTGGCATTTTACATTGTTAATAAGTGCTCCTTTAGTGGACTTACAGAGTCATCGTCATTTTCTGCACAGGCATCTGAAAATAATTTTTCAATGAGAGGAATTGAAAAACTTCCAGAGTATTCAAAATTGATTGCAAACTGGCGTATAACTAATTATTCTTATGATTATTTGATGGATGGAGACACTGGTGCCTTTATGTATTTGGACCCTCCTTATGACATTAAGGATAATCTCTATGGCAATAGAGGATCAATGCACAAAGGATTTGATCACGATAAGTTTGCTGTTGACTGTGATTCTAATAATATGGATATGATGGTAAGTTATAATTCAGATCAATTGGTAAGGGAAAGATTTAAAACCTGGAAAGCAATTGAATTTGCTCATACTTATACTATGAGATCTGTTGGTGAATATATGCAAGACCAACATCAAAGAAAGGAATTGATTCTTATTAATTATGAAGTATGAGTTAAATGATTGGTTAAAATCTATTAATCAATCAAAAATTAATTTGATGGATGAAGATATCTCCTCCAAAAAAGATTATGCTCCTTATATTATTAATAGATGTTTATCTGGAACAATTGATACATTAATGTATTCTAATGAAATGAATAAGTATTCTTCATTGGATAAAAAACTTCAATATGATTTTTTTATAAATACTGTCAGGACAAGGAAAAGATATTCTCCTTGGATAAGAAAAGATAACATCAAAGATCTTGAAGTAGTTAAATCTTACTATGGTTATAGTAATGAAAAGGCAAAACAAGCTTTGAAAATACTTACACAAGAACAAATTAACGTTATTAAATCAAAACTTGAAACTGGAGGAAGAAAATGAGTGTAGTTAATGAACCTGAAGTGAAGTGGTCACCTGAACAAATGGTGGAAGTTATTTTAAATGAACCTGATGATTTTCTAAAGGTTCGTGAAACACTCACTAGAATTGGAGTGGCATCAAGAAAGGAAAAGAAAATTTACCAATCTTGTCACATTCTTCATAAACAAGGAAAATATTATCTGGTACACTTTAAAGAATTGTTTGCATTAGATGGTAAACATGCTAACCTAACTGTAAATGATGTTCAAAGAAGAAATAGGATTGCTCAACTTTTAGCAGACTGGGGACTAATCACAATTGTAAATGTTAGTAAAATTACTGATATTGCTCCTTTGAACCAAATTAAAGTTCTATCTTATAAAGATAAAGGAGATTGGATTTTAGAAACCAAATATAATATTGGAACAAAAAAGAAAAGAGTAGGGGAAACTGAATGATTTTGTAGGGGGTTCAACACCCCCTTTTTTATTGCTGGTGTTATAATTAGTAATGGATGCCAATAGGGTCCATACAATCAAATCTCGCTTAAAAAGGAGAACCATAATGACTAACCTCATGCGTTATACTGCATCAGATCTTCCTACATTGATGGATAAGATTACTCGCAACAGCATTGGAATGGATGAATATTTTGATAGATTGTTTAATCTTCATGAAACTTCTTCTAACTATCCCCCTTATAATTTGGTGCAAATAAATAATGTGGAATCTAGTTTAGAGATTGCACTAGCAGGATTTAAAAAGGGAGAAGTAAATGTCTTCACAGAGTATGGAAAACTTTTTGTCGAAGGGCAAAAATCAGATACTGAATCGGATAGGACGTTTGTCCACAAGGGTTTGGCTCAACGAAGTTTCAAAAGGGCATGGACACTCTCAGATGATACAGAAGTCAGAGAAGTCATCTTTGAAGATGGACTACTTACCATTCGATTAGGAAAAATTGTTCCTGAACATCATGCTAGAAAAGATTATCTCTAAATATTATTGAATATCGTTGCCGCAAGGGTAGGATGACTAAGACCATCCATACCCTTTTTTTATAAATATCTAAAAAAGGTTTAGATGAAAAGTTTTAGAGAATTTATTGTGGAGGTGAATCGTCCTGAAAATGGTAGTCCTGAAGAAAAGACAAGATGGGATAGAGTAAAGAAAAGTCTTGATGCTAAAGACAATCCAAGTGATTATATAATTGGAACTATTGGTAGGGATAGTAATGGGATTCAAAGATATGGACTTAAGAAAGCATCTTCTAGATCCAATCAGCAAATAAACAGGACATCCAGACTTAAAGATGTTGATTCAGATTTAGATCCAAATCTAAAAAAAAGAGGAGATCAAAAAAGAGATACTATTGTTGGGAGAGGTAAAGAACATCACCACTTAACTTCAATTTCACAATCATCTAAAGAATTTTGGGGAATGTCTCCAGATGAGAGAAGAGAAAAAAGAGAAAAAGATGCTAAGTTTGGTAAGTTTCATGGCAGTGATCCAAGAAACTTAGCACAAACTGATGGACCCAAAGGTGGAAAGGGTATACCCCATAGAGGAGCAGATGGATATCACTCTAGACAAAAACCAGTAGGAAAAGGTGGAAGTATTCAAGATTATGGCAGTGAATCAGAAATTCTTGCCATGAAAAGAAAGGTACAAAAACAAGGCAGTGCTCTTGCAAGACTTCGTGCTGAAAAAAATATAACAAATGAGGAGAATAGAATGAAGAGATATAATCAATTTATTAAAGAGTCTATCTCATTTAAAGTTAATACTGAACTTAATCCTAAATTTTGGGATGGAGATAAATTAAAACCTGAGGTATCAAAGCACCTTAAAAAAGTTTCTGATGCTTGGACAGATTTTGTAGGATTGAAAAAAAGTTCAGTTCAAGATATTTTATTCTTAGGTGGAAATGCTGGATATAATTATACAAAATATTCTGACATTGATTTACATATAGTTGTAGATATACAAAAAGTTGTAAATTGTCCAGATTTAATATCTGATGTTTATGAAGATAAAAAACAACTTTGGAAATTGACCCATAATGCCAAAATATATGGGCATGATGTGGAACCTTATGTAGAAGATGTAGGTAAAAAGCGAAGAAAAAACCAAGGAGTATATTCTATAAAATATAATAAATGGGTAGTCATTCCTGGAAAATTTACAGGAGAACTGGATAAGGACTTGCTAAATAGCAAGGTTCGTGATATGATGAAAAAAATAGATAGAATTGTGAATAATGCAACTAATGAAGATGTATTAAAATCTTTTCTTTCTAAATTGAGAGATATGAGAAATGCAGGTTTAGATAAAGGAGGAGAATTTTCTTTTGAGAATCTTGTTTTTAAAGAACTTAGAAACAAAGGTTACATAGATAAACTTGCAGATCACATTTTAAAATTACAAGATAAAACCCTTACGCTAGAAAATTATGTCTGTTAAATTATTAGTTCTTAGATCTTATGAGGATGTCATTGCAGAAGTTGCTGAGGAATTTGTTGGTGATTCTGTAAGTAGATATGTTCTTAGTGTCCCTTACATTACTAGACTTAATGAAGATAAAATAGAATTTTACCCATATATTCCATTGTCTAAAGATAAAACAATTTCTATTCCTGCAGATTGGGTAGTTACTATTGTAGAACCTTTAGATGAAGTTAGAGATGCCTACCTTGAAAGAATGTCTTTAAAATGATTAAACTATTAATTCTTTGTACTGGCGAAAAAATAATTTCTACTATAGAAGAAGTTAGTTCTGAACTTGGAGAACCAGATTGTAAATTAACTAAACCTTTTGAAGTATCCCCTAGTATTACTGGGGAAATGCATTTAAAACCTTGGAATGATGAGTATACATCTCAAGATGTTTTTATGATAAGTTCTGATAAAATTTTAACATTAGTTGATCCAAAACCAACACTTCTTGAAAAATATCAAAATTTGATTAAATGAAATTTTATACTAATGTAGTTCTTGTTGGAAATGAAATACTTTCCAGGGGGTTTAATAACGGAGAGCATTTTAAAAACAGAGAAATGTTTTACCCAACTCTTTATGTAACTAGCAACAAAAAGTCTAAATTTAAAACTCTTGAAGGTAATTATGTAGAAGAAATTAAACCTGGAACAATTAAAGAAACAAGAGAATTCATTAGTAAGTATGAAAATGTAGAAAATTTTCAGATCTATGGAAACACCAGATACATTAATCAATATATTTCAGAAACATACCCTGAGGAAGTAAAGTTTGATATTACTAAAATCAAACTAGTTACAATTGACATTGAGGTAGCATCTGAAAATGGATTCCCTGATGTAGAATCATGTGCAGAAGAACTGCTCACTATTTCTATTCAGGATTATTCCACTAAGAATATTATTACTTGGGGAGTTAAACCCTTTGTTAATACTAATTCTAAAGTTAAGTATCATCAATGTAATGGTGAGGCAGATCTGTTAGATCAGTTTATGTTTTATTGGGAGAGTAACCATCCAGAAGTTATTACTGGATGGAATTCTGAATATTATGACATCCCATATCTTTATGGTCGTCTGTGCAAAGTTCTTGGAGAAAAAGTTGCCAAACAAATTTCTCCTTGGGGAATTGTAACTGAAGGAGAGCTTATAGTTAATGGCAGACCTCATAAGATGTATGATATTGCTGGCATTACACAACTTGATTATATGACTTTGTATAAGAAGTTTACATATACTAATCAAGAATCATATAGGTTGGATCACATTGCCAATGTGGAACTTGGTCAGCAAAAGTTGGACCACAGTGAATATGATACATTTAAAGAATTTTATACTAAAGATTGGCAAAAGTTTGTAGAATACAACATCAAAGACGTGGAACTTGTTGACCGTTTGGAAGACAAGATGAAACTAATTGAGCTTGCTATTACTATGGCATATGACTCAAAAGGAAACTATAATGATGTATTCTACCAAGTAAGAATGTGGGACTCTATTATCTACAATTACTTGAAAGAACGAAATATTGTCATTCCATTTAAAAAAGAAAATAAAAAGGATCAGAAGTATGCTGGAGCATATGTAAAAGATCCTATTGTAGGTAGGCATGATTGGGTGGTTTCCTTTGACCTTAACAGTCTGTATCCTCACTTAATCATGCAATATAATATTTCTCCAGAAACTTTGATGGAGGATAAATTTGTCAATATTTCTGTAGACAAAGTTCTCAATAAACAAATTCAAATCCCAGAAAATTTTCCATACTCAGTCTGTGCAAATGGATCAATGTATAGAAAAGATGTTCGTGGATTTCTTCCAGAATTGATGGACAAGATCTATAAAGATAGAACAATCTATAAGAAAAAGATGCTTGCTGCTCAACAGCAGTATGAGAAAACTCCTACAAAAGAATTGGAAAAAGAAATTTCTAGATGTAAGAATATTCAAATGGCAAGAAAGATTCAATTGAATTCTGCCTATGGTGCTGTTGGCAATGAATATTTTAGATACTACAAGTTAGAAAATGCAGAAGCAGTTACTCTTTCTGGACAGGTTTCAATTAGATGGATTGAAAATAAAGTCAATTTATACTTAAACAAAGTTCTTAAAACTGATGGGGTTGATTATGTCGTTGCTTCTGATACTGATTCCATTTATCTTAATATGGGTCCTCTGGTTGAAACTGTATACAAGGGAAGAGAGAAAACTACTGAAAGCATTGTCTCGTTCCTTGATAAGATCTGTAAGGTGGAACTTGAAAAATATATTGAAGGTTGCTACCAAGAACTGGCAGAGTACATGAATGCTTATGAGCAGAAGATGCAGATGAAGCGTGAAAACATTGCTGAACGTGGAATCTGGACTGCCAAAAAGCGTTATATCTTGAATGTCTGGGATAGTGAAGGTGTTAGATATTCTGAACCTAAACTTAAAATCATGGGAATGGAAGCAGTTAAATCATCTACTCCTGCTCCTTGCAGAACTATGATTAAAGAAGCATTCAAGATCATCATGACTAAAAGTGAAGATGACATGATTGAATATATTAACAGCAGTAGAAAGAAGTTTTACTCCCTTCCTCCAGAAGAGATTTCTTTCCCAAGAACTGCTAATAATATTAATAAGTACAAATCTTATAGTATGATTTATGAGAAGGGAACCCCTATTCACGTCAGAGGAGTTTTGTTGTATAATCATTATGTCAAGGAAAATAATTTAGACAATAAATATCCTATTATTAATAATGGTGAGAAAATTAAATTT